GTTGATTTACAAGAGGCATAAGTATATAATTGCATAATAATGATGGACAATGATCTGTTTAAATCTGAGTTTTTAGCCAAATATAAGGCTGTTGGAGAGGAACGGTTCTATAAGTTCCTTCTCATACAAGCCATCTCTAAATTAGTCTCTATAGAAGGCGGCTCATACAAAGGAACTCCTCCAGAATTAGAATATCTAAATTATAGTGATAGATTCATAATTTTGTATAGAAGAGAAGGTGATGAATTATTTTTAAAACTTGCCAAAATCTTCAGAAGAGCGGCTCATAGGGTCTATAGAATTATGCTTAAAAAGTCTATGACCGTGCCAAATGCAAAATTCTTAAACGCGGTATAAAATGTCAGTTATTAGTGTAACAATTACAGAATCTAGTGAACAAATTGTGTCGGGCATACCAAGAAGTGTGTCGGTTGAGACTAATATTCCTGCCACGATTTTTTACACTTTAGATGGAAGCGATCCTACATTATTCTCTAATATTTATACTTCGGCAATTATATTGCCAATGGACGCCTTAGTAGTAACATTAAAAATTCTAGCTACTAATGGAGTAGATTACTCTACAATAATTACCGAGATTTATGAAACTAATATTCTAAATAATGCTCGCTTGGCACATGCCGCCACCGATGCGCAGGCACAAGAAAACATTCCTTCCTTATATCCTTTTGGAACTCCACCAATACAACCAACAACCATGTTTTTAAATCCTGGTGATGCGGGTGTTACGGTAGATGATCCTACAAAAACAGAAATTCCAACAGGGTTCGATGGAGCGCGAAATCCAACTGGATTTACCAATGCTCCATATGATCTAGAAAATTATAGTATTAAATATTCCACTACTGATAGTGAAGGTCAGACTGGTAGGGGTATTGGTAATTTACCAGCTAAGGTAACAATTCAAACAGAGCCTGCCCCACCAGAGACCTCTGATCAATTTAGTAAGATTTTCGATCCACGCGCCATGGTTATATTCCATGATGTCTCCAAAGAGAATCCTAACGATCCTCCCCTAATTAATCGTCAATTTTTTTCTCTAGAAAATGCCGAACGAGCCCGAGATGGTAATAATTATTTCAATTCCGGCATGGACTCACCACCTGTAAGTGGATCATTTCTTAAATCATATTATAATCCTAGAGATAATACTATTACATATTATTATTTAGATACAACCATCAATAAATGGATTATATCTAAAGCGCCGTACCAGCCTACTGATAATTATAATGGTAATTTGTCTGGAATATTATCTACTAGAGAGCCGGGTAGCAGATATGTCTTTTCTTGGATGCCATTCACTAGAAGAGTGTTATTCTAATTAGTTGGTATATAGATTTATACATTATCATAATCGAAAGTAAGATATTATGTCCGACGAATTAAGACTGTCTGTGAGTAAAACAAAAACATTTATTGATTGCAAGAAAAAATTTCAATATGCCTACATAGAAAAGCTTCCTAGAAAAGATTGGGAACATCATACATTTGGAAAATTTTGTCATAAAGTATTAGAAGATTTTCATAACGCCTACATTAATGGTTCTACTGAACCGTTCAATAAAACAATGTCTCAAGCTTATAAAGATGCTATCGTTGAGTATAATGATAAAATGACTCCGGAAATGAAAAAGGATTGCTGGAAAATTATTGATCAGTATTTACGAAATATCACGCAAGCAAAAAAAGACAATTCTTTGCCAAATGTTTTGGCGTGCGAAAAAAGTTTTGACATTCCGCTGAGCGAAAAAGTTTCTTTAAACGGGATGATTGACAGAGTGCAGCTTGATGCTGATAATGTAGTCCATGTGTGCGACTACAAAACCGTCAAAAATAAAAAATATCTGAAAAACGATTTTTTCCAATTGTTAACGTACGCATACATTATGATTAATGAAGATCCGTCAATTCAAAAAATTAGAGCTTCTTACATATTGCTGAGACATGATTTTGAGTACATTACTGCTGAGTTTTCAGCATCAGAGATTAATCAGATCAAAGATAAATACTTAGATTATGCACAACAAATTTTGGAAGAAAAAGAATACCCACCAAACCCGACTCCCTTATGTGGGTATTGTGATTATTTGAATCTTTGTCCACAAGGTAAAAGTAAAGTTTTTGATCAGCATATATATGGTGAAGTAGCTTGGTAAGAGGATACAATGCAAATTGAAGTAAAAGAAATAGAACCCTGCAAATTATCAGTTCATTATGAGGCGGATGCCTCAGAAATTTTAAGCAAGCGCGCGGAAGTAATTGGCGCCTTCAAAAAGGCTCCAGTGCCTGGGTTTAGACCTGGTAAGGCAACTCCTGATGCAATCAATATGCATTACCGTCAGCAAATCGATGATGCTCTAAAAAGAGCTTTAGCAGAAGATGCATATCATAATACGCTTTTTGAAAAAAAGATTAAGCCTCATGGGGCTCCATTTTTTACCGCCATGTTATTTATTGGTGGTAAATTTACCTGTGATTTTGATTTATTTACAAAGCCAGCGTTTGAACTGGCTTCATATCAAGGGCTAGAGCTTCCAAAGCCAGTTGAAACTATATCTGTGATTGATCTATCAGAAAAAATGATGCAGGAACTTAGAGTGCGTTTTGGAGAAACCTCTCCGTATGGAGAGGATGATTTTATCCAAAAGGGAGATAATGTCATTGTAGATTATGAAGGCTTGGTGGATGGCGTTAAAATTGATTCTGCTTCGGCAGAAGGCGAAATGTTGAACGTAGGGGCGAGTCCAATTAAAGAATTTGATGATGCTTTATTGGGCATGAAAGTCGGAGAGACCAGAGAGTTTGATGTTCTAGTTCCAGAAAATGGATTACCTTCATTGGCTGGTAAAAAAGTTCATTTTAAAGTTACCGTGAATATGGGTTCTAAAACCGAGCCCCATCCTTTAGATGATACTTTGGCTCAAAAAATGAACAAAAAGGATTTTTCAGAATTAAAAGAGTTCGTTAATGCGTCGGCAGCAGCTCGTATAGCGAATAATAATAAGATGGCTATTAATGAAGCTCTTTCAAATAAGCTTGCAGATTTGAATAAAGTGGATGTTCCAAACTGGATGTCTTTATCTGAGGCAAAATATTTGGCTTATCAGGCTAAGCTAGATTGGGATAAATTAGAAGATGCGGACAAGGAGAGATTCTTAACATTAGCCAAACGTAATGTTACTGTTTCTCTTGTTTTAGATAGAGTTAGAGAGCTAGAGCCAGAGGCGCAGTTATCTGATCAAGAAGTATTTGAAATTGTAAAACAAAATCTTGCCAAATCAAGAACCACCGCATCACTAGATGATGTTATTAAGGAAATGAACAGAACTGGATATTTACAGATTTTGTTCTCTAGAATCAGAGATGAGTACACATTAGATTTCGTATCTAAATCAGTTAGAATTATAGAGTAATTGGAGATTAAAATGAGTGATAAGAAAGACGACAACTCAGTAGGCACAGAATTCCCAGAGAAGTGGGCAAAGGTTCTAAAAGAAATTCCAGAATTTAAAGATACCGCTGATGCTGCAGATGTGGATGAACTTAAGAAAATTATTGTTACCTGTGAAGGAAACATCTATACACTAGAAAAAGAAAAATCTGAAGATATTAAGTTGAATGCTGCTAAAGAGGTGGTGAAAGATATTTCTCTTCCATATCGTGATTCAATAAAGGTACAGACGGCTAAGCTTAAATATGCCCTATTTCTATTAGAGGCTAAAGGCGAAGAGTTAGATAATAAGGACGAATGAAAGTTACTAGACATACAGTCCAATCTTGTTGCAAGATGACCAGCTTGATGTTTAAAACTGATAGACCCATCGATTCAAAATTACTACAATTTCTGATTTCTCATGGTTTTGTTGAGTTTGTACATTTTACAAAAGTTGGAATCTTATATGCCGATAGTCCGGAATTATATGTAACGGGTCCTATCGGCTCTGATAGACTTCAGGTCAGGTGTAAGCGGGCAGATTGTGCCAAATTACTTAATGATTTTGAATGTTTATTGCAACAAATGGAGTGATTTATGGCAAATCATGGAGTGGGAAGCCTTTCGGATTTAAGGAAAAAAATTACTCAGAATCACGAATCTATCTTCACATCGTACCATGAAGCTGGTCATGTCATTTATGGATTAGTAAAAGGCTTTAAAATAGAGTCTGTTAGCATTTTTGAATTAAAAAAAAATAAAAGAATAAATGGATTTACCCATTATTCTGAACCTCCATGCCTTACGAACTCTAAGGATTCTGAGGCTTTTCAATATTTTCTGGTATCAGAAATTTGTTTAAAATATGCCGGACTTGTTGCCGAAAAGTGTCATTTCAAGAAAATGTCAGGATCTGACAAATTCCCTCTCTTCTTAAGAGATGGTTCTTCAGATGACACTTTATCTGCTGCGGCGCTTATAAAAACATATAATTTAGCAGCTCCTGGCAGGAAAAGATACTCTTACAAAAAGAAATTAATAAGAGAAACACAAGAAGTGATTGAAAATAACTGGGATGCAATTACTGTTGTTGCCCATGCTCTTTTCAAAAAGAAAAGTTTAAGTTTTCAGGATTTACGTAAAGTACTAACTAAAAATGCACAAGATAAGAAATATTGGAAAAAGCAATTTAACAATATTTCTCATATTTATGAAAATTCTGAGGGGCTTGACGAAAACAAATTAAAATCTATATTGTTACCCTGACCTGTATTCCCTGACATAATGCACTCTCTCTACTTATTAGAGAGATAGCGCTTTATTATAAGCCGGCTGCATTGGTGTCACAATACCTCACAATACAAAGGTAAGTTATGACTGATTTTGTGTCTTTACATAATCAAACGCATTTTTCTATTCTCGACTCTTTAATTTCACCCAAAGAGCTCTTCTTAAGAGCCAAAGAATTGGGGCAAACGGCAGTAGCTGTCACGGATCATGGTTCTTTGGCTGGCGCTTGGGAAGCTTTAAAAGCCTCCAAAGATACTAAAGTTAAACTTATTATTGGGTGCGAGTGTTATTTCGTTGACGACATTAATAATCGTGATGAAAAATTACGACATATCGTTCTTATTGCAAAGAACGCAATAGGATATAGAAACTTATTAACTCTTAATAAACTAGGATTTGATCACGACTCTCTTTTGGGTAAGCGCGTGTATTCTATTATTGATTGGAAATTGTTAGAGAAATACTCCGATGGTTTAATTTGTCTTACCGCATGTGGCAATGGAATAATTTCTCAGCTACTGATGAATAAAAGAAGTGATGAGGCAGAAAAAACACTTCTTCGATTGAAATCTATTTTTGGCGATAATCTTGGGCTTGAAGTTCAGCCAAATAATATGAAGCGCGGATCAAACATCTACAATGATGAAATTGATCAGACATTTTTGAATAGGCAGATGGTTAATCTGGGGAAAAAGCACAACATAAAAGTTGTTGCGGCTTGTAATGCACATTATCTTCGTAAAGAAGAACATGAAACACATGATGTGCTTTTGGCAATTGGTGCGCGCCAGCCTATTCATTCCAATTATAGAATTAAATATAATGTACCAGAGTTTTATCTAAAATCTGGTGATGAGGTAAAAAACTTCTTTACAAGAAATTATGGCGAGGATTTGGCGACTGAATTCTGTACCAATAGTTTATATTTTGCCGACATGTGTGAGAATCCAGATTGGATAGATCCAAAATTCTCCAATCCATCAGGCAAAGAACTTCCCATCTTTCCAGTTAAAGATGAGGTAAATTATCCTGAATTTTTGGAATGGGTAAAAGATCAGCCAGAAAATATAAGAAAACTAGACGAAGATAAATTATATCTTCGTTTTATGTGTTATGTTAAGCTGCCTCAGCGTGTAAAAAATGTTGAACCAGAACGAATGGTGGATTATCATAAACGTATTGAAGAAGAACTTGATGTTCTAGAATATCACGGATTCTCTAGCTATATGCTAATTGTTGCTGATTTCATTGGTTGGGCAAGAAAAAACGGAATTGCAGTGGGAGAGGGTCGCGGATCAGTTGGCGGATCACTGGTTGCATTTTTATTGGATATCCACCAAGCAGATCCACTCAAGTATAATTTGATTTTTGCTCGTTTTCATAACAAGGAAAAGTCAAGCTTTCCAGATATTGATACAGACTTTGCGCCTTCAGGTCGTGAAAAAGTACAGAATTATTTGCGAAAGAAATATGGTGATGACCATGTAGCTCACGTTTCTAATGTAAATACCATTACTCCTAAGGTATTCGTTAGAGATATTGCTAGAGCTTGTGAGCTTGGCGGCTCCAGAGAAGATGCAGTTAAGATTGGTAATGATGTTGCTGATTGTATTCCGGCAGATATCCATTCTATTGATGAGGCACTTAAAAAAGTGCCTTTATTCGGAGAATATTGTAAGAAATATCCCGAGTTCATTAAGTACAAAGATATTTGTGGGAAGTATAGGGCATGGTCTACTCACGCAGGAGGCATTATTATCTCTGCAAGATCGTTGACTGGATTAATCCCGCTCAGAAAAGATAAAGATGGCGCTTTAGCTATTGAATATGATAAGGAAAAGGCTGAAGATAATGGTCTTGTAAAAATGGATACTTTAGGACTATCCACTCTAGATATTATTGGTCAGGCAGTTGCTTTAATTAGGCAGACTGGAAAGACAGTTCCAGATAATCTAGATTATGATGAATATGATGAATCTACATATAAACTAATTTCTAGTGGAGATACGTTTTGTGTATTCCAGTTGGGTACCAGCGCAGGCACCGTAGATTTGTGTCGAAGAATTAAACCCACTTCTATCAATGATATTAGTTATGTTAATGCATTGGCGCGCCCCTCTGCTCGTGATATGAGAAACGATTTTATTGCCACAAAAGATGGCAAGAAACCATTTGCATTATTGCACCCGAAGTTGGGACGTGCATTTAACAATACATTTGGATTCGGTTTATACGAAGAATCTCTAATGTATTTGGCACAGGACGTTGCAGGCTGGAGTCTTCATTCAGCGGACCGACTTAGAAAATTGACCAAAGAAAAAGGTAAAAACCCACAAAAGGCGTTGCAGTGGCGCACCGAATTTATTCGAGACGCCATGAACAATCAGGTAAATGAGGAGATTGCCAAAAGAATTTGGGACGAAGTTGTTGACAAATTCCAGGGTTATGGATTCAATATGTCTCACTCTGTTCTGTATTCAATGACTAGTTATAAAACTGCGTATCTAAAAGCCCATTACCCAATTGAGTTTTTGCTAGCTAACTTAATGGCTGAAGTAAAATCCAATACGCCAGACGCCAAAAATAATATTGAAAAAATCAAAAAAGAACTGCGCTCTCATAGTGTAAAAATTATTCCACCCGATATAAACAAATCTCAACTTACTTATACTATTGATGATGGTAATAAGTTAATTACTGGTTTGGATGCATTGAAATTTGTTGGAGAAGATGCTATTAACGATATTATCTCTAAGAGACCTTTTAAGAGTTTTTTTGATTTTATGGTTCGCATAGATTCGAAAAAGGTGCGAGCTAATAGTATCCAAGCCTTGGCTGCCGCAGGAGCTATGGACTCTTTTAACATTCCAAGAAAATTAATTTTCTTATATGTTTCTGATTATCGTAAAAAATTGCAAGTTTGGCTAAAGAAACACGATCCAACAAAAGAAGAATTTTATTATCCTTGGACAAAGGAAGAAAATTGGAAGTTATCTGAACTATATGCTTTAGAACAGTTTTATCTTGGAGAATCATTTGTATGTAAGCCGGCAGATGCTTATGGCAATTTCTTTAAACAAGATGATCATTTACTAATTTCTGACATCAAAAAGGTTAAAGATAAAACAAATGTATCTTCAATTAAGGCAATTATTAAAGACTTTTTTGAATTTAAAGTCAAAAAGGAAACCAGCAAATATTATGGGCAATCTATGATCAAGGCTACAATTGAAGATAAGCAAGGTAACCAGTGTACTTGCACGATCTTTCCTGATAGATGGAAGATTGTTCAAGAAAGACTTAAGGAAATTAGTAGTAAAGCAGTGTTTGAGCCAGGTGTAGCCATCCATTTTGGCGGAAATACAAATAACTATGAAGATGATGTTGGTATTATTTTAGACCATTTATACAATGCATCTCTCACTCCGGTCGTTCCTGCTGATCTAAAGGCAAAGAAAGTTTCTTTAAAAGAAGTGAAGGCTGGGCGTGCCGAAATTGCTGAAGAAATAGTAAAAAAGAGTGCTGAAATTAAAAATCTTTTGGAAAAGATCGAAGATTCACTCTATGATAACGGATTAATAGATCTGGATGAAGAAAATGACGACTAACTGATATATAAGATATGAATCTATAACAAAATTGAGGCTCTCTTAGTTTTTTAAATTAGAAATGATATATTTGATATCAAATGAGAATATTTTCTATGCATAAGAAGGAATATTGATATGAAACTTTCAGATTGGGCAGACAAGCAGGGTATCGCCTACCTTACAGCATACAGGTGGTTTAAGTCAGGAAAGTTACCTGTTAAAGCCTATCAATCAGAGTCTGGAACAATTATAGTTCAAGATGATGCAGAGAATTTATCGGAGACCTCAATGAGTTCTAACAGCGATACAAATAACAACGCAATGACTCTATTTTTAAAGAAAACGGTAGAGTTTAGCAAAAGCAATTCTACTATTGAAGATTTTGCTGCATATATTTTGTCAAACTTTTCATTAAAGGTTAACACCGCGAGCGAAGGACCTAGATATTCTAGAAACAAACCAAAGTCAGAAGATGTGCAAAAGCATTTCAAACAATTCATTCCAAAGGTAGAAAAACCAAAACCAAGTATGTTTATTTCGGATCAAGATTCTATTGATGATCTAATTGCCAAATCTAACAATTTGACTAAAAAAGAATTAATTGAGGAAATTAATAAGATTGGTGGAAATACTCCGGTCATTAAAAATGAAGAAGTTTCAGATTCGCTAGATGAATTGCCAGAGGTGCAAGATCTTTATAAAGATTTATCAGTAGCCTTTAACGCAAGTGGTACGTTACCAATGGTAACAAATTCAGTCACCACATATGATTCCTTGAGCCATGAGGGTGTGTTTAGCCGTACAACTATAACTCCACAAAACTATACTACCCCTACAGCTAATCCCACTCTCGGCTCAGTGGATATAAGATCAACAATTGCCATTTCTAATGATGGGTCAGTCTCTATCACCAACCCAAATTCTGTTATATTGGGTGAACCAAGTGGTAGCGCAACTATTATGTTTAATGGAACAGGTCCTACGGGATCTTTTAAACCAACCTCCAAAGAATTAGAGATGGTTAAGAGTTTTACAGAAACTCAGCCAAAACGAAGGGGCAGAAAAGCTAAAGGAAGTAAATAATGAAAATGTTTGATGATCTTGTTAAAAAGGTATTTGAAAAATACCCAAATGTAAAACCAGCATATGTGTTAACTGGAATTAAATTGGCTTTTTTAATGGCAAAACTCCTAAAAGGGATTATGCTTCATTTAATTCTTGTTCAAGATTTAGATCCAAACAATCCTCATAAAAAGATGATGGAAGAGCTTAATCGCTTATTTGATAAGCGAGATGAAAAATCATATGATGAAGATTTTGATTTTTCGTGGGTTAAAACTGGTCACAATAATGTTAAATCTTCTTTTTCTAAAAATCATCCCGCATCAAAAGGCGTATCTTTTAATGATCATAAAAAGATGACTGATTTGTCTCAGGTAAGTGATAAGCCAGTTCAATTGTCCGAAAGTACGGCGATTGCTTTAGAGGCAGCTCGCTCCGCCATAATTTCTCAGCTTGTTTTAACCAATGATCTCCTTCTATCGAATGAATTCGATCCCGATTTTGATAAGAGTGACCCAAAATTGGACGCAAAATTCAAACAGACAAGCGAATTTCTAAAGAGAGTGAAAGAGAATTCCATTTCTCAGATTGATTCGGATATAGAAATGAAAGGCGCAAGCTTAAAGTCTATAAAAGAAGGTCTTCACACATTAAAAAAATATGCTGCCGATTTAGAAGGTTCAGACAATCCAACCAATAAATCACCAAAATTTAAGGGAACTTTTAGAAGATCTGGCAAGTGAGATTATTATGAGATATTACTCAGATCGTGGTAAAATTTCTGAATTAGAAAAAAAACACGAGAAAGAAGTGTCGCTCACGTCTTGGGAAAAAAAGATTAGCAAAACTAATTAATTATGCCATGACATATAGAGATAGTAAGATGCTGGCATCTTTAGGTTTTATTTATGAGCCTTTTACTTCTAAGGCAGAGTTGCCAATTGTAATAATAAGATTGAGAGAAAACATTCAGAAAATTAGTCAATCCAAAACATTTTTGATTCTTAAATCAGAATTAGAACGTTGTTTTGATAAGTATGGAACACTTGATAATAAAATCATACATGAGTATTACAAGCAGGCTATGCTAAAAGTTGCTTCTAGCAAATATCGATCAACCGGAGCACTTAGAGTTAAGAGGGTAAAATGAAATGCATATATTGTGAAATGAAAATTGATCCAAAATGGAAATATGCCATTGATGTAAACGTTTGTCCTTTTTGTGGTCGAGGAATAATGGAAGAACATCTAAAGAATCTCTTATTTTCTCTAAGAGACACAATAGACCAGTTACAAAAATATCCTGAGCAACTTGATGATTGGATGCTTTCGAATTACAATTATATCAAAACCGATTCTCCAGATTTAAAACTTTACATGCCAAAAGATTATGTAAATGAGATGATGCGAGAACGTGATTTAGAATTATCAGATCGTAAGATTGAAAAGAAAAAGATAATTAAAGTTGAAACTGAGAATGGAGAAGAGGAGGTTGTTGCAGAGAAGATTCAAGATGATGAAAAAACCGCCGACTTTTTCAAAAGAGCCGAAGTCTCCAAACCCAAAATTGATGGGAAAATTACCACAATTGCCGAAAAGAATGAGCATCTTAAAAAGATGGCTCAACAAATTAAAAGAGCGGGGGCAACCGTAGTTAATGCTGCGGGAGCTGCAGACATTATTTCTCCTGAGATGATTGAAAATGCTGATCCAGAAGCTGTAGCAGAAATGCAGGCTATCTTAACAGGAAATGAATCTATTATGTCTTCTCTTTCTGATATGGAGAGTAATGATGATGATCCGCCAGATTACATTGTTAACGCCCTTAACAATAGGGCTGCCAAAATGAATGGCGATACTAATGCTGCTGATATGGCAAAGCATCAAAGAATGTATGATAGAGTAAATAGGTCAAAAAAGAATTTTAGTTCGGGCGGCGGCGGCTTTTCAAGAGCATAAGGGAACACCATGTCAATACGAGTCGTAGATAAAAAGAAAGTTGATATGACCGAGGATGAGTGGGCGTTATATCAAAAAATCTGTAAGTCATACACCATTCCTCCTAATAAAGGGGAAGATATGTTCATTGATTTATTTGAGACCGATGAAAATGGCGTAATTATGTTTTTGAAACCACCATCCAAACGCGGCACTTCATTTGAAGTATTTATGTTTTTAATGGCGCTTCAACAACAGCAACACATTAGATTAATGTACGCACAAGTGGCTGATTTTATAAAGCAAACCAAAGACGAGCTAGCTAAATAATCAGTTAGTTTTTGTCGAGAAAAAGCTATTCAAGATTCATTATTAGAGAGGAAGACGCAATGAGCCAACGGGTAAGATTGGGCGATTTATTAGGTACTGAATTAGAGGAAGAATTTGTAAATTTTGATCTCACAGAGATACAAGAGGTACTACAAAGTCTAAATGATACAGATCCGCAAGATCTAGCACATGCCGAAAAACTTCAACAATTATCATTACGTGGCGCAGATATACTCACAGAGTATCTTGGTAAGGTAGTGAAAACGGTTGGCTATCTAGAAACTAAAGTAAATAGTACAAAAAATAAAGTATCTCTGGAGTATACGGCACCTGATGGTGCTCGTACAACAGCAGATATGAAAAAATGGGCAGGAGAATCCTCAAAAGAAGTTGAGGAAGTGCAAATAAAACTTGCAAAAGCAAAAGCTAGTAAGGTAGTATTAGAGAAAAAATACGATATTCTCATAAGATCCCACCATCACTATAAAGATATTGCGGCAGGTTTACGTCGAACGATCCTCGGATATAGTGCCAGCACGCCAGGCAAGGTGCCCGAAGGCTACGAATAAAACGGAGATATAATGTCGAATAAATTGGATGCTTTTTTCAAAAGTTTTGCAGACTCAGAAGAACAATTAGACTATAAGATGGCTCATGAAACAATTGGGCAAAAATTACCAGCCATACCTACCGGATCGCTAGTGTTAGATGATGCTCTTTCTTCTGGAGGAAATCCTAAAGGCAGATTAATTCAGTATTATGGACCGCCCGGGTCAGGCAAGACTTTAATGGCAATGATTGCCATTAAAGAAGCTCAGGCAGAAGATCCAGATGCTCAGCAAGTTTTTATTGATGCGGAGCAAACATTCGACCCAACTTGGGCGGAGGCTCTTGGTTTAGATACTTCACGAATCATTCTTGTTAATGGAGATACCGCAGTTAATGGTCGTAAATGTTTTGAAATGATCTTAGGGGTCCCTAAAGAAGACGCAAAGACTCACGTTCTAAAAGGCAAGTCTAAAGAAGGTCTTTTAGATAAGATTGTCTCTGGAGAATTCAATATTAATATGATTGTTCTTGATTCTTTAGGGTCAATCATCCCTCCAGGTGAAGATACGGCAGCTGTTGGTAAGATGAATATGGCATTACTTGCCAGGTTTTTAACCACTACTTTCCGCAAGCTATCATTAGATGTGAGTAAATCACAGGTTCCTTTTATTATTATCAATCACAAAAAAGCTAATATGGATCCATATGGAGTGGACCATACGTATTCTGGTGGTAATACGTATGCTCACTTCTTGAGTGCTAACGTATATTTTGAAGCGGTTAATCGAGCCGATGCCAGAATTCTTGATGAAAAAGAGAATAAGATCGGACAAACTATTAGAGCCACAGTAGAAAAATCAAAATTTGGTCCTTGGCCAAGGAAGTGCGAATTCAAAGTAGATTTCGGAATTGGAGTTATAGATAGACATGAAGAGATTGCTCAATTGTCTTTAGACTATAATATAGTTTCAAAGCCGTCTTCTGTTTCTCATGAATATGGAGATAAGAAGTGGGTTGGTTTTCCAAAGTTCTGCGAAGCAATTAAAGATGACCCCGCATTGGCATCTGAATTAACCCAAAAGATTGCGGAAGCTCGTGAAGCAAAATGGGAAGCAAAACGCAAAGAACAAGAAGCTAAAAAACAACTAGATTCTGGGGACGGCTCTGTCGAAGATAAGAAAAAGAGCAAGAAAGGTTCTAAATAATGTCTAATGATATTGCAATCGGTCCTGCTGGATTACCAGTTATCGCGCCCATAAGCAAGAAACCAATTTATCTTTTACTGCTTGATTCTTTAGGCACCAAGGGTAAAAATTTGGAGAAATTTATTGCGATAGATAAGCCGGAATTATTGAATGGATTTGTGCAGGTAAAAGGATTTTTTAGTAGCGAGTCGGAGGACGAAATAACAAAAACTTTTTCGGAGCTCTTGACAAGCACAAAAAAAGAATTATATGTAGAGATGATGTTCCCCTGGCACAGAGTTTGGAGTATAAAAAGCCTAGTTTTTAAGGCGAAATAAGCAAAAATTAATTGCCAAAAAGTATGAAAGTGAGTAATAAAATGGCATCTAATAGTAAGACAAATACCACAAAAAATGATGTTCATGATGTGGTTTTGAAGGGTATTATAAGACTAATTGAAAGAAACGATTATTGGACTGGTACGATGACCAATCTTAATTCTGCTCTGGCTCGTGTGTTAAGCAGAAAACAAAGAGAAGTCCTCCCAGGATCTCCTGGGGCGCTTAGATCAGTTCTAAATCGTGTAGTGAATAGAATACGCAATAGAAGTATAAGTGTAAAATTCGTGAGAACAAATGATCATTCTCGAACTCGTTTAGTTACATTATGTAGATAATTCATAATATGAATATAACGGTCCGATTTTGTTAAACAGTAAAAGTACCTTAGCGTACAATAGATAAATAACAGTATGGAGAATAAAATGAGTACATTTGGTGAAGTTTCTTGGAATGATGATGTTTTTGGTGGTTCAGAGAAAAAGTTTACAAACAATAAGGATTTGTTCCTTAGATTAGATGAAGGCTCAAATGAGCTTAGATTAGTTACCCAACCATTTCAGTATTTAGTGCATAAGTATAAGAAAGAGGGTGAAGCTGGTTTTGGGCACAAAGTGCCATGTTCAATGGTACATGGCAGCTGTCCATTATGTGCAGCTGGCGATAAACCAAAGCCACGTTGGTTGCTTGGTGTTATTAGCCGCAAGACTGATACTCTCAAGATTCTTGATATTTCTTTTGCTGTCTATTCACAGATTCGCAAATTAGCAAGAAACACTCAGCGTTGGGGAGATCCAACCAAGTATGATATCGATATTGTTGTCGATAAAAACGGTGGAGCAACTGGTTATTACTCAGTTCAGCCAATCTCCAAAGAACCACTATCAGCCGCTGATCAGCAAAAGAAAGACTCTGTAGATTTTGATGATTTAAAGCGCAGAGTTTCCCCGCCAACTCCAGATCTTGTTCAGAAAAGACTTGATAAGATCAACGGAGTAGAAGGCGCCACTCCTGCCGTAGTTCCCGTTGCAGCCGCAAAAAAAGCGACGCCAGTCGCCGGCAAGCAAACCACCAAGCCAGCTCAAGTCAGTATGACTGACGATGACGAATTGGAAGACAGTTTCCCAGCTTATGATGCCTCTGCTGATAAAGCCTAAAACTAAATAGTAAGTATTAAACGGGGATAAGGAAAAACCTTTATCCCCGTTTTTTATTTTATTGTTATATGCTTGTGTATGAGTAAAAAAATTCTTGGTCTGGACGTTTCTTCAACCACTATTGGTATTTGTGTATTAGAGATTGATGATAAAAACAAAATCAATTTTGTTAAATGTGATTATATTAAACCCTCAAAAAAGGGATCCATTCTAGATAGATTATTAGATACTAGAATCAAATTACAGGCAATTATAGATAAAGAGAAACCGGATTATATTGGCATTGAAGATTTCATTGTCTTCATGAAGAAAAGTACTGCTACCACATTGGCAACTCTTTCAGCATTTAATAGGATGTCTGGCTTACTGGCTTTTGATCATCTCGGCTCTCATCCCGGCATGTTCAATGTTATGACAATTAGACACGGGCTCAAGCTCAGTCAAGCCCTTCCAAAAAAAGAAGATATGCCAGAGCTTGTCGCTAAACATTTAGGAATTACATTTCCCTATGCCAAGGATAAAAAAGGTAAGATAAAAGAAGAAAGTTTTGATATGGCGGACAGCGTGGCTGTCGCGTTATATTATGCTTTTGTTCTAACGGGCAAAATAAAGCGCAAGGGCAAGAAAAAATGAAAACGTATAATATTTGCAATCTTGAAAAGAAAAATTTTTACTTTACTTCTAGTAAAGTAAATCTATTTTGTAGATCTTGTAGAGATGAGACTAGAAAAACATATTGTAAAAAGTACCGCAAAGATAATAAAAATAGCATATTGCAAGCGAAATGTTGGGCGCTGTGTAATTTACAACCACTAGAAGCTTCTGAAAATGTTAAGAAGTTAAATAGGCTAAATTATGAAGTTAGATGAGGCTTATAAAATTATGGGGCTCCCGCCCAATTCGTCCCCTGACGAACTGAAAAAACAATATAAGAAATTAGCTAGGGAATTTCATCCGGACGTCAATAAAAGCTTGGCGGCAGAGGAAACACTCAAGAAAATTAATGAGGCATATCAAATAGTTACTTCAGGCAAAGAGACAGGGGAGCCAACTGACGGTCCATACTGGAATCAGGGATTTGATCCTTTTGGAAGGATCAATGCTCAACCTATTATAGAGCACGCCACCATCACATTTGCTGAATCAGTATTAGGTTCTAAAAAGGAGCTTAAGTATAAAAGATCTGTTAAATGTGCAAAATGTAATGGTCAAGGAGCTATTCAACAGCACAATGGTTGTGATAAGTGTAATGGATTAGGCGTGCTTCAAAATAGAAACGGTAATATGTTTATTACTAGGACCTGTGATAAGTGTCAAGGAAAAGTGCCCAGCATCCCATGTATGGAATGTAAGATGTCAGGTGTTGTAACTGTTGAAACACAAGTTACGGTTTCAATTCCGGGAGGCATACAAAACAATACTGCGCTCAGAATTAGTGGGATGGGAAATTATGGTAAGTTTATGGGAATGGATCAATATGCTGATGTTTTCCTAAAAATAACTGTTACACCACAAGAAGGTTTATCAATTAATGGATCATATGTCATATCTGATATAAACATATCATTACTAGAAGCGTTAACTGGATGTTTGAAGGAAGTTCCCACTGTATTAGGGAATAAAAGCATTCAAATTCCAGCTAAAACTAAGAATAAAGATGAAATTAAAATACCTCGTGTTGGAATTAATGGACACGGAGATCAATTGGTTATTATAAATGTAGAATATCCAGAAGATGCTTCTCAATTAATTGATCTTTTGAGCAAAAAGGAACTATAATGGCGTTCTCTATGCCTTGCACCAATAAAGGGTGCGGAAAACAAATGGAACCGTATATTGATCCAAAGACAGATAAAGTATATTGTTCTTTATGTGATAAAGAAATTACAAATGTAACTTATTTTGCCAAAATGCAAATGAAGTCATCCAAGCAATACAAGCCAAAAAATACAGAATCTTTTGGCGCAAAGTGCCAAAAGTGTGGAAAAGAGGGACGCCCCAAGATCGTTAAAGACGATATAGTGTGTAGTAGCTGTAATAAACCTCTCGATCACCTTAGCCCTATCTTTAAGAATATGTTAAAAGATCAATTAAAGAAAGCGGGCAAAGATTTGGCTGAAATAAATACGGAAAAAGAATCAGATTCAGAATAAGAAAGTTGGCTATGTTGCAAAATATTGTAAGTTCTTGTAGATATTTATTACAACACTATCCAGAAGCTAAAACTTGTCAAGATTATCTTGATTCTCGACTGACTCCTGAAAGTCAGGAAAAATTCCAGTTTGGGTATTTTCCCTCAATCTCTCATCTTGCCGCTTTATTGCCGCTAGTGAGTGAGGATATCTTAATAGAAGATAAATTATTAAAAAGAGAAAATATTGAAGATGCTTGGTGCCCTCGAACAATTAAGACCCTTCATTTTGAAGACCATCCTTTAATTATGCCATATAAAGATCCTTATGGTAATGTGGTGGGTATCGTGGGAAGAAGTTTGCTTTCTGACCAAGAAAGAAAGCAAAAGAAAATACCAAAATACAAAAATACGAGTCATATTACTTCAAAAATAAAATTTCATAAAGTAAAATTTATTTTTGGATTATATGAAAATAAGGAATATATTCTAGAAAAAAACAGCGTTTACATCGTAGAAGGGCAGTTTGATGTTATAAAAGCAGTTGAGAGAGGATTTAGAAATATTGTTGCTTTAGGTAATTCTAATATGACGCCCTATCAATTTTCTATCATTAGCAGATACACCACTAATATTCGATTATTGCTGGACAGTGACGAAGCTGGCGAAAAGGGGAGAAAATTAATCGTAAGCAAGTTTGGTCATTTAGCCAACATTCATAATTTTTATCTTCCAGAAGGCTATAAAGATATAGATGAATATTTAACTGAGAATAGTTATGAGTCATTAACTTTTACAGTGAAACATTAATCACTGATTAACTTTTATGAGGTAGTATGAATAAACGTCAAAATCGTTCTGACCGTTATCAATGGATACTGTTAGAAACAGTTTGTTCAAATGATATGATGGAAGCATTTTCGAATGATGATAGTATATCATCAAGATTAAATCCATTTCAATATAATGAAGATTTGATGGATTTGGAGGATCAGCTTAAAGTGGAATTTTGGAGAGTGGTTGATACATTATTGACAGATCGCCAACGCGAGGTTATTAGGTTATACGCAGATGGCTATACACAAATGGAAATTGCCAAAATGCTTAATGTCAATCAAAGCTCTATTACTAAATCATTAAACGGAAACGTAGATTATAAAAATGGTAAACGTGTATATGGCGGTGCTCGCAAGAAAATCCGAAAAATAATTGAAAATGATGAGAAGATTAAAGAAATTCTTCAGAAAATTGCGGAAGTCCGCGAAGATAAGTGGTAAACACTAATGGAGATAAGGCGACGTGCTGCTTGGCACGTCGCCTTTTTTTGCCCGGTGATGCGTTAAATTGTGAAAATTAGGGTAATAATTTCGAAATACTAATAGTAGCACATATTTATGCATATAAATGGCACAATACTATTTGGAGCACAAATGTCAAAATTTGCAGTTGATTATACAGGCTTGGAAAACAAGATTGTCAAGAGAGCCTATAAACTTGAAGATGTTCAGCATAAAATCGAAAGAGTCGCTTTCGATATTGTAAGATTTACGGATGGCGACAATGGCGCCAATCTTTGGCAAATTCAGAGTGCTGATGATGGTGATTATATAGTTGCTATCTATCAAGATGAAGAAGTTAATAAGAAAACTGCCGCTAACTGGCAAGTCTCTGTTAGTAAAACCGCAGGTGATCTTCAAGTTTATTATAAAGGAGATCCCATCGTAAGAGTCGCTTCTAGTAAACTTGGTATACCTCGCTCTGAGTTATCTCAGATTGAACAGTACCTCCCTGCCAAATTAGCTGAAAATAAGAAATTAGTTCAAGCTTTGTTAAAAGAACTACCAGAATCAGCTAAAAAAGAGGTATTAAATAAATACCCTGAATTGGTATAAACGGAATAGGTGCCTAAAATGAGTTTTGACAAAATACAGAAACTAGTTAGTTCCTTGGCAAAGTCGGTTGAGGATAATGAGAGGGTAGCTACGCCTATCTTGTCTGCTAAAATAAATAAGTATTTAGAGACATACCCTCACGACCAGACTCTTGGTGCCATGTCCCGTGTAATTGGAAAAATGGCTGCCAATAACACAACTTTCATCCGTAAAGCGGATTTAAGAGAGTTGTACAACAAATTATACTCTCGAAACACAAAATTCGCTGAGTTTTTTGGCGAGGAACTGGGTACGACAGAAAAGGCTCCAGAAGTAACTCCCGTTCG